TTTGCTGATTATGTTGAATCCGTTACTGAAGCAGCATTTCCTTATGCTATTGATAAAGTAAGTAAAGAAATTTATAAACGTCTTTACCATAATATGGCTTATCTTACTAAAAAGAAAGGTACTATATCAGGTTTAAGACAATTAATTAATATATGGGGTATTCCAAATACAATACTTAGAATTAATGAATTTGGAGGTAAAAATAGAGATAATAGTAATGATTATGATCTATGGTATAATAGATTTAGTTATGCTTATACACCTGTAGCTACTCAATATCTAGCAAGTTCATCAGTTAGAGTGCCATGGCAACCTCTATATAGAAATTATTTAGCTGATATAACAGAAGCAGGAGATAATGAATTTATAGTACCAGATGGTGTAGGTGTTAGATTTAAAACTACAGGTTTCCCATCTTCTAGTTATGCTGGTACTTTTTATAGTCAATCAATTTTAGCTAAAAAATCTAATACTACTAAAAATAGTGCTGTTGATTGGGCTATATCACTACAATATGATAATCAACCATCAGGTTCATATAGTGGATCTAGTTTTAGTGATTATTATGAATATGGAAATTTATCGTTCTTTTTATCAGGTTCTGAAAGTGAAGGTGGTACAATCCAATCAGAAAAAATATACTTACCTTTCTTTAATAGAGGGTGGTGGACAGTTTTATTACAGAGAGATACCCATGCTTCAGCTAGTAATAATTCTGCGGATGTAACATATACTCTATACGCAGCTAATAATCAATATAATGGAGCGGATGGTAATACTATAGGGTGGACAGGATCAGTAAGTGTAAGTCTTAATACTCCAGGAGCTTCACAATCATTAAATGAATCTTGGAATAAATTCTCTACAGGAGTAAATGATGGTGTTTATATAGGTGGTTATGTATCAGGATCAAATGTAGGTGTTGTAAAAAGTGGATCTGGGGGTACAAATGGATTCCAAGCAATAACTAATGGTGCTGGTAAAATATTTTCTGGATCATTTCAAGAATTTAGATATTATTCTCATGCAATTGGTGAAGAGGTATTTTATGATTTTGTAATGAACCCTGAATCAGTTGAGGGTAATTCAATTACAGGATCACAATCATCATTTGATATAGTTAATTTTAGAGCACCTTTAGGGAATGAATTAGAGCAATTATATACATCCTCAGGAAGTAATTATTATGTAACAGAAATATCTTCATCACACCCAGCAGTAACAGGATCAGCACCATCTGTAATAACGGCTTCATTTATAAACCCAGCAGATTTTTCATTAACATCTAGTTATGATTGGATAGTATATGATAATACAAGTACTAGAACTTATAGTAAACCTAATTATGAGGTTTATCAATTAGATCAACCAGCAATAGGAATTAGAAATAGGGTATCAAATAAAATACAGGATGAAAGTGGAGATGCTTATGGGAATGTTTTATCAACCCAAATAAGTATAGATCAAAACTATTTAATAAGTCAAAGTTACACTGAAGACACAAATAATTTAGAAGTAGGATTTTCACCTCAAGATGAGGTAAATGATGATATTATAGCTACATATGGTTATGGAGTAATTTCTGATGCTATTGCAGATCCAAGATTTGTAACATCATCAGATTCATATTATCCAAAATTAAGAGAAACAGCAGAAGATTATTTCAAAAAATATACTGAAGGTAATGTTTGGGATTATTTAAGATTAATAAAATATTTTGATAATTCATTATTCAAAGCAATTAAATCATATGTACCTGCTCGTACTAGTGTAACTACAGGTGTTATAATTAAACAACATATGTTGGAGCGTAATCGTCGCCCAGCTATACAAATAACGCCTAATACTACAATAGCTTTTAGTACTAGTGGTTCATTTGTTACTCAATCTACAGACACAGGAGCTACATATGGATTTGGTTTATATGGAGTAGCTAATTATGGTACTGAAGGAGAAATTGCAAGGTGGGGTGCTAATACTTTAAATGTACATAATGTGTTCCAAAATTTAGAATTAAATGCTAATATACCTTTAGGCTCTTACTCAGGAACTATTCAAACATTTACAGGAGGACATGCATTTAAATCTCCACCAGTAGATTTTACACATTTTACTTCAAGTGGTGCGGTTTCAATTACGGGTTCAACATCTTTAATTCCTTTATCAAATTCAGGATCTTTTTTCTATAGTTCTTCAGTAGCTACAGAACCTTCTACTGAATTAGATTTATTTAATTTTATACAAGCTGGATTCCAAATGACTGGCTCTGCAACTAGAATTACAATGGATCTTAATAATACTTACATTCAATCACCTAATGATGCTGAAGAATACAATCCAGGTTCTTGTTTTATAGAAACAACAAAACACATAAAATCTAAAGTCCAATGGAATCTTAGCAGAGTAGCAGATGGGAGTGATCCAGCATTAAAATTTCAAATAACTTCAAGTGAAAGAGGTGTAATATTTAATAGAACATTAACAACAGTGGGTAATGTTTCTACAATTGAGTATACATCTTCATATATGGAATTTTTCCCTGGGGAGCAATTGTATTTTAATTTTATTGGGGGTGATCAAGGCCAAGTTTATACAAATACATTCCTTAGATTTGGTGATTTAAAGGATGAAAATTCAGGGAGTATAGGTAAATTTATAGGAGATTCTGTTTCACAACAAGGATATTTTGAAAAAAATGAAACAATATCAGGTAGTGTATTAGAATGGAATGGAACTCAAGAACAACTTTATAATGGAGAATATAGTGGTAGTGTAATAACAGCAACTACCCAATCATTATTAAATAATCCATTTGCACTTGCCCCACCACCAGATACAACTTACCACTTAATAATAGATCAAGACAATGGATTAGCAGATCCAATCTCAACTACTGAACTGTTTGGGATGAGGATGTTAATATTTGAATATGACTCAGCTCAATCAGCAATGGAACAAATTGAAACGGATTTTGCTCCTTATTTAAGTACAGAGTATACAGGAGCAATAGCTATTAAACAAGCAGACTTAACAGGAGTAAATCATTTTATATATGCTATGGTAATGCCTATGAGGGTAATTAGAAATCCTTCATCTCCATCAAGTGCAGATTTAGCATTAGTAAATGGAGAATTTAGATCAGATTTATCAGTGCCCTTTCCAAATATCTCTCCAGATGAAAATATGGCGTATTCAACTTGGACTCAACCAGTTTATGATACTGCTACTAATACATTCGAATATGGTTTTAACCAAATTAACCCACTTATAAAATGGTCTCAAATGCCTGTTACAACAGGTGGTTGGGAGTTTCTCGATACAGGGTTATTAGGAAATTTAAATTCAGGTATACTTCACTCAGGGTATTTTGGAAGAACTCGTATTGTGGAAAGATATTTTGGTAGTCCTTCAGGTCTAAAAACTAATCCTCCTGCAGGAACAGAAAAATTTGTAATGTATAAATTTCCGGGTGCAGAATCTAATAAAGGTAGACCAATAAGATTAGCTGAAGTAGGTACTGGAACAGCACCAGGAAATGCAGGTACTCCTACTAGTTTTAGAAATCTTGTTAGTAATGGTACGGGGACTGAAAAAGGAGTTGCATTAACATTTAATTATAGTAAATTTGCTACTAAACAACAAAACTTCTTAAATACAATTGCAACTGCATCTTATGGACCAGGAACAGGTAGTTTATTTTTATTGGGAACATCTTTTACATCATCTTATTTCCATGATATTGGAAATTGGGTACCATCAGCATTAGTATTTAATAAAAATAGTATAGATTCTCAAGGAAATCTTATTAATAATGAAAGTACATTGTTAAATGAAAATGTTGATTTTGCATTTAATTTAAATGTTAGTCAAAGTGGTAGACCATTTTTAGATAGTACAAATGTTTTGGGAAGTAGATTTGTACAAAGTTTAAATCAATTAAATGGTGTAATATCATCTAATGATAATTCAATGATTGGTTATTCATATGTTGCAAATTCAATGGGTGTGAATGGTACTAGAGTATTAAGTGGGTCAGCAGCTGGATATGTTTCAACTGCTGTAAGTTCTATGAATTTAGATGACGATGGTGGTGGATTCTCAGTAGGACAAACTTACACAACAATAAATAATAATACAGGAGTAGATTCAGGTATTGTAATTAGAGTAGATACAGTTGTTGGATCCGGTGGTATTGCTACATTTACTATAATAGATGGAGGTAGTGGAAATACTAATGGAGATGAAATTGAAACTAACAAAGGTAGTAATGAAGCTATGTTTTTAGTTACAGGAATAGCAACAGCCCAAAATGGTATATATTCATCTTCATTTGCTAATTCACAATTTATATCATTTAATCCTACAGCACCAGATGAAACTAGTTTTTATAATACAGCATTTAATCCATTAATTAATAATGCATCTTCAAGTGTTAAAAACACTTACATTATGAAGGTTGAATATGATGATGGTGAAGCAATACCATCAAATATTTTACCTATTATTAGTAGAACAGCTGAGAAAGCTCAAATACCAGATAGTAATTATACTACAACTAGAATAATTAACCCTAGATATGTAGGTAGTAGATTACAAAGTGCTGATTACAATAATTATACTCCTGCAACATCAAGTATTACATTTTTAAATGCATTAAGTGGAAGTGCAGAATCACAATCAGCTTGGAATGGGGATGATAGCTATGCTAATCAAGCAGTAATTAATAAAAACCCAATTTATTTTGCCCATTTCAAATCATCATTTAATAATTTAAATCTTCCTGGAACTTATACATTTGAAATTGATTCATTAATTTTATCACCTTCATCAAGTGTTCAAGGTGAAAAAGCACCACAAACACCAGTAGTAATTAAAGTAGATGGTAGTGGAAACGCACTAACTGAAGTTAGAAGTACATTTGAAGTAGATAGAAAAGTAGCAGTAACATACGATTCTTTAAAATTTGCTAGTGTAAATTATGCTAAATTAAAAACTGGGGATAATGTTATATTTCAAGGAGCTTTAGAAATGTTAACAGTGGGAGCTTCAACAACAGGAGAAGAAGGACCTATAGATCAATTTAGATACCCAACATTTACACCAACTATGTCGTTTAATTCATCAAGTTGGGTTGATGGAGGAGGTTCAGCAACTAATTATACTGAAGTATCTGCATCTTTAAAAGTTTTTGGTATTAATACAAATGATGGGTATTTAGCGACAGGGAGTAAATGTTTATTTTTAAGAGGATCTGGTGGTTTTATGTCAGCACCATTTAGAAATGATGGAAATGGTGTTCAATATGTAAGTGGTCCTGGATTAGCTATAATAAATAGTATGAATCATTGTGTAAGCCAATCTCTTACTGGATCCATAGTTGTTCAAGAATCTGAAAATAGAATTATACCAGGAATTCCTCAGTCATTGTCTCAATCATTTTCAGAAAACCCAGGTTTAAATGAAAAGGGTATTTATTATTGGAGTCAAAACTTTACAGGTAGTAATTTAGGTGGTTATCGTGCCTCAGAAGGAGCTATACCATTTTTAATAAAAAAGAATGATGAAATAGAATGTACTTTTGTAAATAATACACAACTAGCAGCAACAGATGGAAAAAATTATGAAACAGTAACATTTATTGTGACATCCATAAGTGGGTCAGTCCCAGGTGATTCCGAAGGTCCACCTACGGCACCTGTAGAAGGAGAATTTTCTGGTTCATATTGCAACTCTACGGTATGTTTTCAAGCTAAACCTATGGCAACAGCAGCAGGTGTTACTAACATTAGAAATAAAATTAATGTATACCCAGACCCATCAACCTATAATATAGTTGGGGGATTAATAGGTTCATTTACAATTAGAAGAAGAGTAAATGCTGATGATAGGGTAATTGTTTATCAAACCGCACCTATAAATACTGGAATAGGTGAAACAACAGGATCAGGTGGTGGGTTCTTAATACCAAATGACTTTTCACCTCAACAAAAAAGAAATGCTTTAACATTAATTAACCAACTAAAACAGAAAAATGCATTTAGGGATGATTCAGAATTACCAGATCCAGTTAAATAATCACTTAAATCAATAAATTTAAATTATAACTTGGAGTAGAAACTAAAAAATTATATATTTATAACTAAAACACATTTAATATGGGATATTTAAATAATCAGGTAGTAACAGTAGATGCTATCTTAACAACAAAAGGAAGGGAACTCTTGGCAAGAGGAGATGGTTCTTTTAATATAACACAATTTGCTTTATCTGATGATGAAATCGATTATACTTTATATAATCCAACCAACCCATCAGGATCAGCTTACTATGGAGAAGCTATTCAAAATATGCCCCTATTAGAAGCATTTCCTGATGAAGGACAAATGTTAAAGTATAAATTAGCAACTCTTCCTAGAGACACAGCTAAAATGCCAGTACTTGACATTGGTTTAGGTTTAGTTAAATTAGCTCAAACAGCTCAAACTACAATTAATCCACAAACATTAAATTATTTAGGTAATAATTCAGTTGTAGAATCATCAGGATATGTATTTACATTAAGTAATGCAACACAATTTCAATCTATAGTAGGAGCAGGTATTGATACAGATGCTGCACTTACTTTAAATTCAACAACAACTAACGGAACAGATGTATCAAAAACAGTAATTGGAACTTCGCTTACATTAGTAGCAACAGGAATTAATACTTTATTTGGTACAGTAGGAACAGCTACATCTACATTATATAGTTTATTAACTATAGTAGGTAGAGATTCAGGTGCAAGATTACAAGTTCCAATTAATATTACTAAAACATCATAAAAAAATAAACTATGGCTGGAGCATTTCAAACATTAGACCCAAGAGATTTACTTATTAGTAATGAAAATGTTACCAATACGGTCTGGTTAAACAATTCACCTACAATAACGGCGTATTACACATCATCAGTTCAGGTAGCAAGTACAACAGGACAGTTTTATTATAATGTATTCTTCGGCCCTGCGGCAACAGGATCAGTTCAGTTTGCAATTACTTATTGTGATCAAGATGGTAGTGGAAGTTTACTATATAATCCGAATGTAAATCAATTTTCACCATCAAGAACAAATTATGGTCAATATAGATCATTAATTATTGGAGATGAAGGTAATTCATTTGTATTTGGTAATCAATCAGCATCTTATTTTTATGCTTTACCTGTTGAAAGATCAGGATACAAAGAGGAATTACTTCCAGGAGTAATGACTTTATGTATATCAGGATCTGGAGCTAGTGATGAGTTATATCTTACAGATGATAGTAAATTAGGTGGAGCAGCTGTATTTTCAGAAGCAGGTAGAATATATAATTTAGTATCAGGTTCAGCTGGAACTGTTTTTACAGGAGTAAATGCTAATGGTTGGACGGTAAATTCAGGATCATATGGTTGGTTTTTACCAGATATTGGAACTGTATTATTAAATGGACCTGCATTACAAGGTACTTTTGCTGAAGGGGGTATTGCTTTAGCAACTACACGAAATTCCAATCAGGCTGATAACAACCCAGAAAAATTATTTAATAGATTAAATTTAGGAGGAGCAGCAGCAACATCCCCTGGTTGGACTTTAAACTCAAACGAACAATTATCATCTGATTTTGTATTTGTTAGAGCAAGAAGTGATGAATTTAATTACTCAACTAACCCATCATTTATTTCAGGTTCTACAGGAGCTGTTTTATTTGATTCATTTATTAACGACCCACAAGTGTATATTACTTCAGTAGGTCTTTATAATAATAATCAAGAATTAGTAGCAGTAGCTAAATTATCTAGACCATTATTAAAAGATTTTACTAAGGAATTACTTGTAAGAGTTAAGTTAGACTTCTAATGAATGAGCGCATTCAAACAATTTACAACCAAGGACGTTACTGTAACGCCATTTATAGCAGATAAAGGATTTGATATTTCTGGTAGTAATATTACTGCCTCTGAATTTGGTATAAATGTATATTATGGAGCAAATGAAACTGTAGGCACATCTACTTATGATGCAACAACGGGATTCGTTTTTACATCATCTCAAGGAAATATCTATAATAGTGCTAAACATCTTTATTACACAAATTTTTTAACCCAAAGTACAGGTGATTTTGCAACAACACAAAGTGTAATTCCTGGGGCAATGAGGGAAGATGATTATTTTTATGGTCCTATTATAGCACCAAGATTTGAAAATTATTTACAATCAACACTTACCCAATCTAGATTTTTCCCTACAGGTTCTGGTGCTGCGGGAGTGATTTCTACATTTTCATTACCCCAAAAATTATTTGGTGAAAAAATAATGCCTTATACTTTTAAACTCCAATATACAAAATCAGGTACTTTTCCAACTGGACTTCTTATAGAAGATGATGGCGAAGGAAATCTTATAAGTAGTTCAATTAGCTCATCAGGTGGAGATTTAAATACAAGTTTAATTGTAGGTCAAATATTTTATTCTCAAGGTATAGCTGTATTTACTACTGGAAGTAATAATGGTAGTATTTTAGCAGGTTTAGGTAAATTTTTGGGTACAACCCAAGGTGCAACCCCAGATCTAGATAATTTAAGAATTCAATTTTCTTCATCATTAACAATATTTGAACAACAATATAAATGTACAATTTTAGAAAATGAGTTTGGATACTCAACTAATCCATCGTTACTTACTAACGGAGGTGGAACTGGAAGTTTAAATGTTGAATATTATCCGTTTGTTACAGCATCATACTTCACCCCATATGTTACTAGTGTTGGATTATATAATGAAAACACTGAATTAGTAGCGGTAGGAAAATTATCATTCCCAGTCCCAATTTCACAATTTACGGATACAACAATAATAGTCAATTTCGACGTATAATGAACAATTGGACATATCAAAATCAGGAAGTAGATACAGTATCTGACTTTCCTGATAATACTTATGGATTTGTATACTCTATAACTCATTTACCTACAGGTAAAAGATATATAGGTAAAAAAATATTATTCTTTACAAGAAAAGTAAAACTTACAAAAAAAGATTTACTAGAATATAAAGGAGTAATAGGTAGAAGACCTTCATATAAGCTAGCAGTTAAAGAATCAGATTGGAAAACATATTGGGGATCTAATAAAGAAATGTTAGATCTTGTAAAATCTGAACCTGATGAAAATTGGGAAAGAGAAATACTAGAATCAGCATCCACCAAAAAACTATTAACTTACTATGAAACAAAATATCAAATGGTTTATCAAGTATTAGAAAAACCAGATGAATTTTGGAATGATAATATTTTAGGTAAATTTTACACTAAAGATTTCCAATAGTATAGCTTTGATGTCTAAAATTAGTTTTGTATATTGATGGAACATGGTAAACGAACTATTAATTAATCTAGTAAATTCAGTACTAGGATCTGGTAAACGTACTGCACGAGGCAACCAAGCTCATACTTGTCCTTATTGCAACCACCATAAACCTAAATTAGAAATAAATTTTTCCGAGAATAAAAAAGGTTATAACCCATGGCATTGTTGGGTGTGTAATAAAAAAGGTACTAGAATCTCCTCTTTATTTAAAATGGTTAAAGCATCATCTGAAAAATTTGATGAATTGTTTAAATTAATAGGTAATGAAAAAGAATACAAAGCTAAAGATAGTACTAAAATTCAATTAAAATTACCTGAGGAACTTAAACAATTTTCAGATATTACTACATCAAATATTGAAGGTAGACGTGCTTTATCTTATTTAAAAAATAGAGGTATTACTGATGATGATATAATTAAATATAATTTAGGATATTGTACATCTGGTAGATACCAAAATATGATTATTATTCCTTCATATGATGGGAATGGTCATTTAAATTATTTTACGGGTAGATCATTTGAAAAAGATCCATATATTAAATACCGTAATCCAGAAACATCAAGAGATATAATTCCATTTGAATTATTTATTAATTGGGACTTACCATTAGTATTATGTGAAGGACCTTTTGATGCAATAGCAATTAAACGTAATGCTATACCTTTATTAGGTAAAAATTTACAACAAAATTTATTAATGAAAATAGTAAGATCAACAGTAGAGAAAATATATATTGCTCTAGATTCTGATGCTAGAAAGCAAGCACTAAAGTTTGCTGAACAGTTTATGGATGAAGGAAAGGAAGTCTACTTAGTAGAACTCGAAGGGAAAGACCCTAGTGAAATGGGATTTACCTATTTTACAAATTTAATCCAAAGTACATTTCCATTAACACAATATGATTTAATGGAAAAAAAATTACAACTAGTATGAGTAAAAAGAATATTAAAAAGTCCTATAATAGGATTTTAGAAATCAGTGAGGATGCAAAGCAAATCACACTACCAGATTCAAGGTATTATAGACGAAATGGGAAATATTACCCATCAATTACCTATGTACTACAATATTACCCAAAAGGCAAATTTTTCCAAGAATGGTTAAAAAAAGTTGGTTATAGTGCTGATTGGATAGTTAAAAAAGCAGGTGAAGAAGGTACTTTAGTACATGAAATGTGTGAAGATTATCTTAATGGGAAAGAATTAAATTTCTTATCACCAAGTGGTAATCCAATGTATAACCCATTAGTATGGCAAATGTTTTTAAGATTTGTTGATTGGTGGGAAACTTACAACCCAAAATTAATTGAAACTGAAGTACACATATTTTCAGATGAATTAAAAGTAGCAGGTACTTGTGATATGGTATGTGAAATTGGTGGTGAGCTATGGATTATTGATTTTAAAACATCTAACCATTTACAAACAACATATGATTTACAAACTGCAGTTTATGGTAAATGTTATGAAGAATGTTATGGTAAAACTCCTGATCGTTATGGTGTGTTATGGTTAAAATCTTCTAAAAGAGGTCCTAAAGAAGGTGCAATGCAAGGTAAAGGATGGGAAATGTATGAATCAAAACGTACACAAGAAGAAAATATTGACATTTTTAACACAGTTAAAAAATTATTTGATTTAGAAAACCCAAGACACAAACCAGTATTTACTGAATTTAGAACTACAGCTAAACGAAATTTGTGATATTTATAACAAAATATTCACTTTATGATATCATTAGTAACATTATTGAAAGAAGCAACTGAAACCCCAAAAGCAATTATATTAGCTGGGGCACCAGGTGCTGGTAAAGGATATATATTAAAAGGTTTAGATTTAGGTGGTTTAAAAGTATTAAATATTGATAATATTTTTGTTAACATGCTTAAAAAAGCAAATGTATCTTTAGATTTAAAAAACGCAACACCAGAAGAAAGAAGCCAACAAGCTAAATCTATGGCAGCTGCAAATAAAGAATTTAAAGGAGATGTTGCAAGTGTAATTTTAAATAAAGAATCATTTATATTAGATGGTACGGCTGCATCATTAAGAAATACTCTTAAGCTAAAAGATGAATTAAAGGAAGCAGGGTATGAAGTATTTATGCTTTATGTTTATACTGATTTAGAACGTTCATTAAGACAAAATCAAAATAGATTTGAAAAATCAGGTGGTGAAGATAGAAGTTTAGCACCTGCAATTGTATTACGTACTTGGAAAAATGTAACTGATAATTTACCTGAATATGCTAATGCATTTGGTGATAATTTTGTAGCAGTTGCTAATACTTTAGAAGGTCAAAAAATTGGAGATATAGAAAAAATAGTTCAAAAATACCTTAATCCATTCAAACCAGAAGGTACTAAACCTAAAACACCAGCTCAACAAAAAAAATCTGACGAACAAAAAGCAGAATTAAATGCTGAAATTCAAGATATGTTAAGTGATGAATTTTTATATGATGTAATTGAATACACTATGTCTAAAGAAGAAGCACAAATGA